TTTGTTCCTTATTCATTTCATTAAGCTTATCTACCACATGGTCAAGTGTACTCTTAACTGGTCCTGTTGATGTCAATGTTGAACGCGCCATTTAAATCTTCCTATTTTCCGCCAAATGCTTTACCTGCTTCAGATATACCAAATGCACCAAGTGTGACTACCACAAATGATGTATATATTGTTTCAGAAACTTTTAAGTCCATATCCCATACTAGTGCTGTCACTAAGTCTGTGATACCAAATACTGTCATTAGTGTAAAAGATATAAATCCAATAATTGCTTTTTCATTTAAATCATTATCATCTAAAAACAATTCTATGAATCTTCTTTTACGAGGTGCTAATTGCTCTCTTGCTTTTTTAGCTTCGTCTTGCATTTCTGCAATAGTATCTTCTGCTGCATCGAGTTTCTCGATGAGCGCCATATACTTATCTAAATCTATTTCGACTTCATTTCTACTGTTATCTTGTCCTTCAGCCATGTCATACTCCCATTTTTCTCTGCTCGTTTTTTATACGCTCATTTTCCTTTTCTATATGTTCCTTGAGGAGAGCTATATATATCTCCCTTTCCCACGGTACCATATCATTTAATTCTGTCAAACTATATCCATGATGTTGCATCATAGCAAAGTTAGACTTGTAATGGTTTACAAGACTATCGTGCGAAAGGCCTACGTAAAAAAACTTTGAAGTCCTCTTAGTTCCTGTGTTTGTTCCTTACCGCAACTGCACGTGTATTCAATTGTTGTACCTAGTGATGGCATACTTTGAAAAAATTCTGATAATTTCATAAATTGTACTGAACTTAAAGATTCAACAAATTTATTTAATGATTGTTTTGTTTCATTTTCTGCTGGATATACATCATCAGCATCAAATATTGAATCAATACAAGCAACTATCATTCCTAATGCATTTTCTACATTTTCATCAGCATCAGCCATTTTAGAGACTGTTTTTACTGATGGATATTTCAATATTACACCAACATCGTCGGTCAACATAATTTTAGTTTGTTCCTCAGTTATTACTGGATGTTCAATCTCATCAAAATTGACACTTACATCCGTAATACCGTCACATTCTTTATCACTACATTTTACTCGTAAATCAATTGATTCACCAACTGATTTTGACCTTAATGCTAAAAATAATGATTCAATGTCAAACATTGGTAATTCATCTACATTTAGCTCAGTCAGAAGACAAGCTTTAATAACATCTACAACAGCCTTCATAACAACCTCTTGGTTATCAGACTCCATAGCCATCATTAATATTTTTTCTTCTTTCACTAAATATGGTCTATATTCAACTGTTTCTCCAGTTGATGGTAAAACCATACTATACCTCGCGGTATTTAGCTCTGGTAAAGCCATAATATTATTCTCCTATATTATTATCCAAATATGGATAGCGCGCTTTTAATCAAGCTACCCGTACTACTTAATGCACCTTCCGGTACATACCTATCATAAGCAAAACTCACATTTAATCTACTAATAGTATTTTCACTCTCATTAGAAAGTGGTATTTCACTCATTGTCACAGGGAATGCTCCCTCTAATTTTACACCGTAAATCGGCGTATTTTGTTCATCTAATTGTTGTATGATAACGTCTGTGACTATGTCTTCTTTATAAGCTACACAGTATTTATCATTATCAACTATATTATTTATCCATGCATCAAACATCGTTTTCATATGATAATCATTTGTCAATAAAAAAGATAGTGATACATCATCTGTTAAATAACCATAAGGTACTTTAACTAATTGTTTTACAGTTTGTACATCTAATGTACTTATTTGTTTTCCTGGTATTGATACAGAATCGCAAAGTAAAGAAATATCTCTTGGGTCATTTATTAGATTTTTTGCACTAAAATTACCTGATATTGCTGAGGCAATGGCACCTTGTAAATTTCCATTTAAAAGACTTCCACTTGGTGGTGTAAACATAACATTAAATCTATTAGCTTTTGCTAATCCACCTTTTTTAGATATTGTCGATTTTAGTTTATCTATATCGCTCATTTTTTCTTTCTATTCCTTGTGTAATAAGCTTTAGTATTTTTAATACTAAACCCAGGACTTCTTGCTTGTTTAAGGCTTTCTTGCCAAACAGCTTGTTTACTACTTTTCTTAAATTGTTCTACTGGTAAGAATATTGCTATTTCCCAGTCCGTCATTGGCACTCTTGCCAATTGAGAACGTACATTTGACCCTAAGTAATGTTTGAAACATGGTCTAAATTCTTTAAACTTTCTTACACCACTTATTAAATTATATCTTAAACCGGTAAGACGTGAACTTTCTTTTGGATTTGGTGGTCCAAATGCCATAAGGTCATCTAAAAAAGCTGCCCTAGTATTATATGGTAAGTAATGTAAATTTAATCCGTGAAATCCACCAGGAGCTCCATCAACTAATACTGTCAATGGAAACCTATCGTAATATGGTAAAGTATCTTTATGCTTAGGGTCATAAAAATACATATACATATTTCCACGTATTGGTACACTTGTTCTTGATAAAGCTTTATCTTGTAAAAGACTTGGTCGCGTTACTTGCAAATTTTTAACGTTTGCTTGAAACCATTTACGCGATTGTCTTGTACGTGCTTTAATACCTGCTCTAAAAGCATTTGCTTGTAATGTATCAAATAAACTTGCCATATAAACTATTTATAACAGATTAAAGTATCTTTATGCCCAAATTCTTTAAAGTTTCTTCTGTCCATACTTGGAACTTCCAACCTTTATAATCAGCAAACTGACTTGCAGCTTCCCATTTATCTTGATTCTTTATAAAGGTTAATTGTTCATTAACATATTTTTTAGTTTGACGGCTTCTTTTTTTAGGAGGCTGTGTTTGACTTTTTGGTTTGATTTCTATAAGATATGTCTTTTTATCGTCCATTTGTATTAATAGGTCAACAAAATATCTATGTAATCTTTTATCTACTGATGATTTATATGGTACAACTATTTCTTCTGAATTCCATCCTTTTACTTTTGGATTGTTTTCACACCATTTAAATGCTTGTTTCTCCCATAAAGAACGATAGACGACTTTTTTAGCATCACCTATGTACTTTTCTGGATTCTTTAATGTGTATCTACCTTTATAACTCATATAAATAACTCTATAGTAAATATTTATTTATAAGGATTAAAATGGCGAAAGAAAAAGACAAAGATTATATACAAGAAGCAAATACTTTAGCAGATAGGGCAGTCTCTGATGCTAAAGATATTTTAAATAATTATGTTCAATCAAGAACTGAATTAACTCAAAACCAATTTTTTTATTATCCTATGGAATTAAATGGTACGGCATCAGAAACTGGTTTACCATTTATGAGGTTTGGATTTGGCGGAACTAATGGTACTAATAAAGTTGCTATATTTTTATATCAACCACCCGGCGTTACTGTAAATGATGCTGCTCAATATACTGCTATGAATGTAGGTACAATAAGAGGTGGTTTAAATCTTTTAAGAAATATTAGTGATGAGAAAAAAGTCACAAGAGGAGACCAAGTTGCTTTAGGTCTCATGTCAAAAGAAAAATTATTATCACCAGGAAGTAGTGTTGATAAAATAACAAGTGGTGCAGCATTAAGAGCTGGAGTAGCTTCAAATCCATATACTAGAACAGCTTTTGAAGGTATAGATGTGAGAGGATATACATTTGCATTTAGATTAGTAGCTGAAAGCGCAAAAGAACAAAATCAAATAAGAGCTATTGAAAGAACATTTAGAAAATTTTTATATCCAAAAAGAGCTGGTGCAATTGCATTAGTTTATCCACCATTATGTGATATTACATTTTATGCTGAAGGTGGACGTAATGAATATATGCCTAATATTAAACCTTCATATTTAACAAGTTTAGAAGCAGTGTATAATGAAACATCTACTGCATTTCATAAAGGTACCGGTGCGCCATTAGAACTTAATTTAACAATGTCATTTCAAGAAGAAAGAGTACTTACTCGTGATGATTTATATAGAGCTAAAGATGGAACCGCTAATGATAATGAAATTTTTGAAGCAGATGGATTTGCTCCACCTTATAAAAAAGGTTCTGATGTAATATTAGGAGATTCATAATGAGTTTTTTTAAACAATTTCCAAAGGTAGAATACGATTTTAATCGTACTGGTATCAAACAAAATATGACTGATTTATTTAGAAGTGTAAGACCATTACCTACATTTTTAGATAATTTTAGTGGTTATATATTTTATGAAATAAAAAACGGTGAAAGACCAGATATAGTATCACAAAGATTATACGGAAGCACAATGTTTTATTGGACATTATTTTTAGTTAATGACCATTTACATGACGGATATCGAGCTTGGCCATTAAGTCAAGAAGATTTACAAGAATATATGGCAAAACAATATGAAGGTTATGTAATAGAAACAAGCCCTAAAGTATCAAACAATTTTGAAAATAGTTTAGCTGGTAGATTTACAATGGGAGAAACTGTCACTGGTGCTACAAGTAATGCTACTGGTAAAGTGACAAGAAAAATAATTGATTTAAGTCAATTAGTTGTACAAGAAGTCACTGGTGTTTTTCAAGCTCCTGAATTAATTGTAGGAGCTACAACTTCAGATTCTGTTTCATCAAATAGAGTATACAAATATTTAGACGCTCCATATTATTGGTATAAAGCAGGCGATAAAAATAAAAAACCATTAACAAATGCTGACCATATTACAGGTGGCACAAACAATTCACAATTAGAATACGTAACAAATAGAGCATATCTTGAAGAAAAAAATGATGAATATTCAAAAATAAGAATTGTTGCTCCTAATGCAATGAATGATTTTGTAAGAAGATTTAAAGAATTAATTAGACGATGAGTAAAATAGTCAATTCAACAAGTGAAAACGCAATTGTTATCACACCTAAAGCTTTTGCTGTAGAAAAAATTATACTTACAGCAAATAATGGTAAAGAATATGACTTATCAGGTACAGTTCATGATATAAAAATTCATGAAGGATTGCATCGTTCTGGATTATTTGTAGAAATATTTATAGAAGATGCAGCTAATTTACCTGATGAATTAAGGATTGCGTTTAATGAAAGAATTGATTTAAGTATTGTAAGAGAAGAGCATAGTGGAGAAAAAAGATTTGATTTAGAACTATATGTATCTGGTATATCAAATTATTCTGAACCTACTCCATCATCTAAAGCTTATACACTTACATGTATATCAAAACATGGATATTTAAATAATAAAAAATTATTAAATCAACCTTTTGATAATACAACTGCAAAATTAATTAAAAGTATTATTGAAACACATTTAGATTCAAAAGTTGATGTAAGATGTTCTACCGAAAAAAGTATAACAGGTATATATCCTAATTTACAACCAATGGAAGCTATAGCTTGGTTATTAAGAAATTCTTTTGATAATGGTACTCCAGTATATCTTTATGAAACTGCCGATGAAGGATTGATATTAACATCTTATAACGAAATATTAAAACAAGATGTATATCACAAATATAATAGAAATCCATTTTTTACTGAAACATTACATAATAATACTGAAAAAGGAATATTTGAAGAAGAAAGAGCAAAAATTCGTAAAGTAATTTCTAATACTAATATTTCTAAATTTGAAGCTGCAGCAAAAGGAGCTTTTGGAAGTGTAATGAATAAAATTGATATTGCAACTAAGACAGTAAAACCTGCAGTTGAATTTAAATATAATGAATTAACAGAAAAATTAAATGATTTACCAGTTATAGAAAATACTATGAAAATTGGTAAAGAAAAAATTGAAGACTTTAAAAATTTTAAGCAACATTGGGTCTCAGAAAATTCATTATCATTTGGAGATAAGAAATTTAATTATCATAATCCTATTGGAGCAAAAAAACTACTAAAAAGAAATGCTTATATAAACAATTTAAATACTAATGTATTAACACTTAGTTTACCAGGTGATTTTAAATTTGCACCAGGCAAAATAATTGAATTAGAAATTTTAAGACAAGCTGATATTCAAGAAGAATTCGAAGAAGGAAGAGATTATATTGATGAAGAACTAAGTGGAAAATATTTAGTATCAAGTGTAATACATCATTTTAGTAAAGATGGTTATTTTATGCAGACAAATATTAAAAAAGATTCGTTTATAGTAAAACAAGTGAGGGAAAATGATTAATAGACAAGATGACCAATTTAAAAATGGTTTATTTACTTGGTTTATTGGTTCAATATGCGATATTAATGACCCATTAAATTTAAATAGAGTAAAAGTATGTGCTTATGGATATTATGATGGAATGGAATCTCATGATGATTTACCTTGGGCTACTGTTATGATGCCTGTCACATCAGCATCTATAAAAGGAAATGGAGGTAATCATCATTTAGAAGTAGGTTCATGGGTTATAGGATTTTTTAGAGATGGTCCATCAGCTCAAGACCCTATTGTAATGGGTTCAATTGCTACTCAAACGGATGGCACACCAGATATTCCAGAAGAATCATATAGTAAAGCTACAGCTGGTCAAATTGCATTAGCTGCAGTCACTACTAGTAAACTTCCATCAGTAGATAATAAAGTTTATAAATCAAAAGCAGGTCACTTAATTGAAATTGATAACAGAGATGGAGGAGAAGAAATAAGAATTACTCACGGGAAAAAAGATTCTCATATTAAAATGAAGAGTGATGGTACTATAGAAATAAAATCAGTCTTAAAAACTAGAATATTATAATGACAACTCCAACTATTCAAGTTCCGCCATTAGAATGCCCGGATGTTTTATTACCTACACCAGCTAATTTAGCTAATTTATTTAAAGGTATTATAACACAAATATATCGATATCCTATTGATGAATTTGAAGATTTAAAAGAAGAATTAGAAAAAATAAGGAAAGATATATTAGATATATACGACCCTAAGTTTGAAAAGATTGAAATCCCAGAACTTGAATGGGAAATAATTATTACTCGTTTATCTGCTGAATATCCAATGTATGTTCAACAGAAAATATTAGAACTTATTAATACTTTATTTCCTATTGATTTTAATGTCACAGTACTTGGTATTACATTTGACATATTAGAATTTTTAGCTAATCCATCTAGTGTTTTAGATAATTTAGAATTAGAAGAAATTGATAGTATATATGATTTGATACCAGATGAATATAAAGTATGGGAAAAGTTTGATACAGCAGATTTTAAAAAAGAATCAATAAGACATTATTTACGTTCTGAAGTAGCAAAGAAAATGAATTTATTATTATCAGGCGGATTTGCAGGTCTTATAGATTTATTTGATGAGATATGGGATGCGCTTGGTTTACCATCATTCCCTGGTTTACAAGATATAGATTTAGAAGCTTTAATAAGAGATAAAACATTAGAAGAATTAGAACAAGTACAAATATTTGGATTTAGTTTATTAGATTTATTGGGTGGCGAGTTTGATGATAATGTTGAAATACCAGAGTTTCAAAAAGAAAGATTATTAAAAAGAGCAAGAGAGTTTGCAGAAGAATGGCAAACATATTTAATAAAAGAATGGATTAATACAGTTGCTAAATTCTTTAAAGCAATAGGATTAGGTGCTGTTGTTGATTTACTTGTATTTGATTTTTGCGATTTCTTAACACTTATAGGATTTCCAAAAACAATTAATTTGCCAGATTCAATACAAACAGTAGTATCTGAAACAGTTAATCCATTTAGTAATGAATCATTTACATTAAATACAGATGATGTAGATAGATTTAATTTAGAAGAAGGACAAACAATTATATCTGGAAGTTTTGCTGGTAAAAAAGTATTTAGAAGTAGTAATGTAGGAGCATTATTTACTGACTATGTTGTACATCCATCAGGCAATATAATATTAAATAACCCAGCTAATGCAAACGAACAACTGATAATAGTATAAATAGTATTATGGCAGGAATATATACAGGCGACAAGCAAATATCGGGAGATTTAGAACAAGCAAAGATTGTTTCTAAAAAGAAACCACATCGTGATTTAGATTTGTCATTAAAGATACATCCAATACGTAAGGACATTATACCTTTAAAAGACGATGCTGCTATAAAAAATGCAGTAAAAAATTTACTTATAAGTAATTTTTATGAGCGACCATTTCAAAGTGATTTAGGCGCTAATTTAAGAGGATTGCTTTTTGAACCAGCTGGTATATTAACAAATATACAAATGAGAGACAATATTAGATTTTGTGTAGAAAAGTATGAACCAAGAGTAAGTGTAGATAGTATCGATATAACAGATGTGGTTGATGAAAATAGATATAAAATAGAAGTATTTTTTACAATAAAAGAATTTAGCACTCAAGACAGTGTAGAAATAGTATTAAGAAGGTTAAGATAAAATGGCAACAAATTTAAACGTCACAGAACTAGATTTTGCAGATATAAAAAATAATCTCAAAAACTTTTTAAAACAACAATCAGAATTTAATGATTATGATTTTGATGGCTCAGGATTAAATGTATTATTAGATATATTAGCTTATAATACTCATTATAATGCATTGAATGCTCATTACTCATTAAATGAATCATTCTTAGATTCAGCTCAAATAAGAGGAAATGTAGTCACAAGAGCAAAACTATTGGGTTATACGCCAAGGTCTGTTTTATCTCCAAGAGCTACTGTAAATATTACAGTCACAGCACCAGATACTTTTAGTGGTACATTAAATACTACTTTAACATTACCAAGAGGAACAAAACTTACAACACAAATTACTGGCGATGAATTCCAATATGTCGTATTAGAAACTCAAACTGCTACTTTAGTTGGTAGAACATATACATTTAGTAATGTTGTAATAGTTGAAGGTGATGCAAGAGAATTAAAATATAGAGTTGATAATGATATAGAAAATCAGAAATTTCAACTTTCAGATTTCGACGCAGACACGAGTACGTTACGCGTACGTGTACAGGAAAATGAAGAATCTACTGGAAGCGATTTATATACTAAATTTGAAACATTAAGAGGAGTAGATTCTACATCAAAAGTTTATTACTTACAAGAAAATCCAAGTGGTTATTATGAAATATATTTTGGAGATGGAGTCACTGGATTTAAACCATCAAATAATAATATCGTCACTATTGATTATGTGACAACAAAGGGTGTTGAAAGTAATGGTGCTAATGCATTTAGTTTAGTAGATAATCTATTAGCTGGAACAACTCAAGCTGTGACATTAGTTTCAGCTGCAGCTGGAGGAGCAGAGGCTGAAACTCTAGAATCAATAAGATTTAACGCACCGCTTACTTTTATAGCTCAAAACAGAGCTGTCACATCTGATGATTATGCATCAATAATTAAAAAAGAATTTAGTAATATTGATTCAATATCTACATGGGGTGGTGAAGATAACGACCCACCTGATTACGGTAAAGTTTATATTGCAATTAAACCTTTATTAGCAGATACATTAACAACTGCAGAAAAAACAGATATTACTGGTGCAATATTAAAAGGTAAAAATGTTGTATCAATTACACCAGAAATTGTTGACCCTAATTTTACTTATTTAGAATTAGATGTATTTTTTAAATATAATCCAAATTTAACTGATAGAAGTTCTGTTGAATTATCATCAGTTGTAAGAGATACAATAACAGATTATAACTTTAATAATTTAAATAAATTTGACGGTGTGTTCAGACACTCACAATTAACAAGAGCAATAGATAACTGTGACCCATCAATACTAAACACTATAGTACGTCCAAGAATGTTTCAAAATATTACACCTGTAAATAATGCAGATAATAACTTTGATTTGACATTCTCATCTCCATTCTTTCAATCAGGAGATTCAAAAAGCTTTTTACTTACATCAACTGCATTTAAAATAAATAATGTTGACCATTTCTTTGGTGATGAACCAATTGCTGGTTCTACAAAAAGGAATGTAATTGTTTATAAAGTAGTTAATCAAGTTAATACAACAGTAATAGCAGATGCTGGCGAAATAGATGTAGATAACGGTAAAATAACTCTTAATAAATTTAGACCAGATACAACTGATGTTATAAAAATTACTGTGGTACCTAATTCATTAGACTTAGCTCCAAAAAGAGACCAATTAATATCTATTGATAATAGTTCTGTAATAATAACTCCAGAAATAGATACAATTGCAACATCTGGTTCAGCTGGTTCTATTAATTATTCAACAACGTCAAGATTTAAAAGCTAATGGGAAATAAAAAGACATTAACACCTGGTGCGATTGAACTCGAACAAGGTACTTTATATTCTACAAAAGAGGATATACGTCTTGACCAAATAATACCATCTGAAATAATAGAAAATAAAGATAAGCTAGATAAATTTTTAAAAGCTTATTATACATTCATGAACATGGATGAATTTATATATCAAGAGACAGGTACTTTTTCTGATGTTGTACAAAATGGCTTAGCTCAATTTAGAATACCTGACCCAAATAACGAAAATAATAAATTTTTTACTGATGAATCTGGAGCAAGTTCAACTCTTGTATTAACAAGTCCTACAGGAACAACAACAAATATAACTTTAACATCTATTAATGTAGCAATTACTAATGGTAATGAATTACCTGGTACACTTGCAACATCAACTTCTGAAGTTGGTAAAACATTTACTGTTAACGGCTTATCAGCTTATAATGGACATACAGCTAAATTAACAACAATACAAAAGAATTGGGTTGGTCCAGGACCATCATATGTAATGAATACTATAGAATCAGCTATGGATATCGATACTAATGATGATGGTTATTTAGAATTGATGCAAAAAGAAAT